TGTAGTTAATGAACCCTAACTTTTTCCCGATGATCAAACCTAAGATACCGAACGCGCCAAGCACGGAATAGTAACGTTCTGGTTGCGTAAGTTTTGCACCGCGATCTAACTGTAGTTGGATCTGCATAAACAATTCACGGAGTGCAGGTAAGTTATTAATTGCGTATTGGACTAAAGGTACAGCCACAACACCAAAGTTTTTAACTTGATCGCGTGATAACTTGTCGGTTATCGCCTTACTTTCTTCGTCGTCTTCCGCAAAAACTCTTTCAGCTTGAACCTCTAATACACGCAACGCTTCAGCAGATGGACGTGCTTTTGCAACACTGAGCTTTTCGTGCCAACTAACGTTACCCGTTGTGATGACAGGTAGCCCCCACGAATCTCCCCGCTCCCGTTCAACATTACCTTGCGGCCCCATCCGGTTGCGCTGTTTACCCATAGGGACTGAATAAGCCATAATCCCTAACTCTTCCGGTTTAGCATCTGTGACCTCATCAAAAACAATTGGTATATTTTTATAGACTTCCATGCGTAAGTATCGACTCGCCATGGTGTCATTTTCTTTAAGCACAATCTCCTCGGGGTTACCCCAAATACTTGCCATACCAATCGCACTTGTTGTTTTACCTAGACCCGATTCTTCACTGTAGATATGAAATATAGCCCCGTATAACGGTTTGACAAAAGGAAATAAAAACCCACCAAACCCAAGACCTATAACAAATTGGTGCATTTCCATCTTGGGGCGTTCGTAAAACTTCATAGTTTCTATCCAACCTTCAAGGGTACCCTCTTCCCTAAACTCCTCAATAATCTTATCTGTCTTGATAGACGGAGGGTTATATTCAATACGATCTCCGTAAATAACTCTTGTGCCGAGTACAAACGCGTCCATGCGTCTATCGTCAAGCCATCCAAATTGTTTCCGCACGTTGTCTGCCTTTTCTACGTGTTGTAGTTTATTAGTCCATTGAATAAAATAATCCATCAAGTCATTAATTTTAGGCACTAATACGCCTCGTGCCGCTAATGCTTTACGTAACTCTTCGCGTGATGTGACATTTGAGGCAGGTAACGCAAAATCCCGTATGCCATCTTTGGGTAAATGTAATCGAACAACAAGTGTATCCCCTGCTGTGCGGTCAAACATACGCCGTATAACATATATATCGTTGTGGTATACCGGAAATTCAAATATCTCTCCGTCTTTTTCAACCCGTTTAAAAATACCGCCGTTCTTTCCCCGAAAATACGGTTTAGGGTAAACGGGTATCTGATATGCCGTTGGTTGAATCGATAGAGATGTAGGTACAGCAACTATATTATCTTCAAGAGTTGCTTCTTCAACGATGCGGCCTAAAGATATAGGCGAACGAATCTTACCAAAATGGGGGCAGCTTTCACAGAACCCCGGATTGTCGCGCTCAAAAGTTTCACAAAGAAACGGCCCCGCAATTCCACTTGCCTTTTCTTCAGTTTTCGCAGGGTCATATTCTGGATGTTTGTTAGAAATAATATGTATTGCTTTATCTTTTTCTATTGTGTGTACCGCAATTGACAGCGCCGCTCGCCATTGAGGTTCTTTTACCGTTTCTTGATTTTCTATAATATTGCCAAGTGACGCGCAGCCTTTACCTTGGGCAGTCTTTTGTAAGATTACTTTAAAACTACTTTTGTAATTGCTTAGTATGGCATCTGCCACAGGGTCATCAATTTTTTCTCGTGATATTTTTGGAGGTACAGCCAATTCTCCAATGATCTCTCGGAACTCTTCAAAGCTAAGAAAATCATCTGCGGCTATGTATTCCGGTATATAAAATATTTTTACAGTCTTAGGGGGGTCATCTTTAAAATGTTTTGTTTCTGGCAACCGTAATACCGCCGCTGCATCGGCTGTTTTTGTGTGGTCTACATGAAAGTTGTGTGCCTTTGTCAGACTTCTTAATTTGTTAGCTACAGGTTGCCAAACATCGCGCTCTACTTCTTCCGCAAAAGGCCAGTACGCATGGATGCCTCGGCCCGAACTTACTAAAATAGGTTTAGGTAAACCGATTGTTGTCACAAATTCTTTTATAGCTTTCGCGGCTGCTTGTTGATCAGGGTAAGGTTTGCTATCCCCGCAATCTACATCAACATAAAAACTACGCATCCAAGGATTTGTATCGGCTTTACGTGAACCCTTTTTGTTAAATTTACCCTGTGCAAAATAATAATCCCACCCCTTATCCGCTAGATTTTTGGAGTGTTCGATAAGTTCATCGACCGTATCGTAAAAAAATTGACAGTTTGTTTTTGAACCTCGACTGCACCACCCGCAAAAAACGCCTGTCTCCGCTAGTACTGTATGTAAAAATGTTCTAGTGTCCATAGCCGCTTTCACCCGCAGAAAAAAATAGGGCGACAGGGGTCCCCTGCGGCGTGGAACCCTTTTCGATCCGTCGATCTAGTCGCCCGTGGCGGCTACTTAGTCGTCAAATTGGCTTACCAAATCTGCTAAATCTGTTACATTCTCAGCAGGTTTTTTGGTAACTTTTTTTGGCTCTTCAGTTTCTGTTTGCGCGGCGGGTGCAGTTAAAGCAGGAGCTGCTTTTTGAGATACATCAGCCTTAGCTAAAAGAAGTTTGGTAGCGGCTTCAGCTTCTGGGCTGTCTTTCCGTTTGTTAACGATATTAAATTCTTTCTCGGTAACGTGGCGAACGGGTTTAAATACAAGCTTGGGTGTTGGGCTAGCGGTATCGAAACGCATCTCAGTAACAACACCGCTTACAGGAGTGCCATGTGCTTTGAGATGTTTTGCATAACGCTGCAAAGGCATCTTGTTGCTATCGCCTTCACCAAAAATTGAAGTAGCGGGGAGTGTCAATCTAAAGATGTCACCCTGCGGATCGTTTTCAAGAAGCACAGCTAAATTCTGAGAAAACCGACACGCACGGCTATCGCCTTGCCCCGAACCTTTAACGTTCTGAGGGCATAAGGCACAGCTTTCAGCTTGGGGTTGGTTAACTTCAACATCAGGATTTACACTGTTAGAAGACCAACACTTAGGTGCGCTAACTTCACCTTCGACATAAGTGCCGCCGTAATAGGTGCGTGATACGCTAGACGCAGCTTTGATAATTATGATATTCATTGCGCGGTCTTCGTTAACGGCAACTTCCTTACCGCCAGACAGCATACGAAACACACTACCTTTGATTGAGATACGCTTAGCACCACCCCCGTCGTTTCCGGCTAGAGCGTTTGTCGTTACGTCCTCATAGTTTTTCAGGTAAGCAGGTACGCCACCTTTAAATAGTGCTACTTCACTCATTTACCTTCTCCAATTAAAGATCATGGTCAGGGTCAGCGTCAAACTTTAATTCAAGTTGACGTGGGTCCGATTCAGGTTTTTTCTCAGCCAAACGAAGGGCGTTGTCAACCTCAGATAATTTATAACGAAATACACCTCCTGCTCGTATGTAAGGGATTCGATCAGTCCGAGTCCAAACTCGGACTGTTGAAGCAGACACGGCGAAATACCGTGCTACCTCTTCAAGGGGGACATAGGGTTCAATTGCTGCTTCGGTCATTTTTTCCTCACGGTGACTGAATACTCACTATCAACATTCAACCCGGATGGGAGAATATTTGGGTTTTCCTCCAAGAACTTTTTGAAGTTTCCTTGATGGATGCGCTTTTCGAGCAACCATGGCGCTTGGTGCTCTAAGATAAAATCGTTCATGGACTCCCAATCGTTCGTCCAGTACGTTGTTTTCAGTGTGCGGTAAATCAAACCTTCTGGTGTACGCACACTGTCTGCGCCAATTGTTTTGAGGTGTTGAAGTAACGCAGCTTTGACCATGTCAATCTTAGCAGTCAACTTGCTTTCTTCTTCCTCAAAAGTGGTGCGAAGCTCTTGCCGCTTTTCGTATATACGTCGGTACGTGCGGACTAGCTTGTCAATAGGGATAGCTACCTCCTTTGCTGTGCTCATCATCGTTCTCCAAGTAGTACTAAATCTAGTTATAGGCGTAATTTACTACGCTCTTTTATCTAAGTCAAGCAGATTCTTGTAAAGGTCTACTAACTGTTCGTGGGTGTTAATTCTTTTATCTAACATGTTATACATATGTTTTTCCACCCGACTTCCCTGTAACCTTATCACTGTTACACGGTGCTGCTGCCCCGCTCGATGTGCACGGGCGTTAGCTTGCGCGTAAATTTCAAGCGATGGCGTTGGACCCCACCACACAATGGTATCAGCCGCTGTTAGCGTCACGCCGTGTGCTGCTGCTTGTGGTTGGATCAACAGAATACGCGGATCAGTATCGTTTTGAAATTTGCGAAAAATGTCGGCTCGTTTGTGTGGTGCTACGTTGCCGTCTATGATCTCAGATGTATAACTGTCAGATTGTAGCTTGTCGTGTAGCAACTCAATGATGTGTTTAAACGGTACAAAAATTAAAATTTTGTTAGCCGTCTGATCAATGATTTCGGTTAGAACGTTATAGCGGTTGTTGATGTCAAACGAGATCGTTTCACCGCTGTCAGAATAGACCGCTCCGCATGAAATTTGTAGCAGTTTGTTGATGTTAACGGCTGCGTTTACTGCGGTAATTTCTTCACCTGCTGCTTTTACAATAAACTGCTTACGCATCATGTCATAGTATTTGCGCTGTTGTGGGGTAAGTTCCACATCTCGCTCGGTGTAGACCATGTCTGGCAAATCTAGGCATTCGTCCTTAGTAAAACGTATAGCGGGCTGCAATGCTTTAAATACTATATCAGCAGCTTCCGGCTTTGCAGTCCACTTAAACTGTGTAACTTTGTACATCACACGGTCTTTGAAGCTTGTAAAAAATTTTGGGACACCTTCGGGGTTCACTAGCTTAGCTAACCCGTAGGCGTCAGTAGGCGATTGTGCTGCGGGAGTACCCGTCATCATCCACAACCAAGTATGCGGCGTTACAAGTTTGCTAAGGGTCTTCCATCGTTTGGTTTGTGCGTTTTTGTAGGCGTTAGCTTCATCCACTACGATAAGATCGAAACTTCCGTTTGCAATCGCATCTGCTACGATTTCTACACCGTCATAATTTATGATTATAAACTCAGCTTCGCTTTGGATAATTTTGCGACGCTTATCCTGATCGCCGTACGCGATGTCAACGCTGCGGTGCATGGCAAATTTGAACAAATCAGCTCGCCACGCCGAATCCATGATTGATAGTGGGCAGATGACAAGCACCCGTTTGATCGCCTCCATACGCATAAGGTAGTCTGCGGCCCAAATAACTGATCCGGTTTTGCCCGTGCCTTGTTCATTCAAACAAAACGCACGTTTATGCACCGTCAAAAAGGATGACGTAGTCTTTTGATGGTCGAAGGGTTTATACACCCCACGCCAATCGTAGTCCCGCAGGATGGGTGAGGGTACATTCTTGATCTTCAGATTGCCTAGCACTTGTGCTTCATCAAGCCCCCACTTCACTAGAACTTGAGTTGAGTTGTCTTGCTTACCAACGATGCGGCTAGCAGGTATGTGTGCGGTGACAGCCTGTGGGTTTTTTAAGCGTAATAGCAACGCCTTATTTTCAATGATTTCCATTTACTCTCCATAATTATTTCTCACGTTTACTTGTTTCTGACACAAGTGCGCTTTTTGAATTTCTACGAAACGACCTATTCTTTTCCCTATTTTGAATAAAATATCCGTCTTTGTTTGAACCTCCGTTACTAAGTGCCTTGCGGTGGGCTACATCTTTACCTTCGCGTCTATCAGCCTTACCGTCGCTATCTTTGTCCATGCCAGTTTTATCAATAGCGCGACGAGCACGTTGACGTTCAAGCTTTGCAGGGATGTCGCCCCTTGCAAGCTGTTGTTGATACTCTTTTTTATAGGGGCGGGGTTTGTTAACGTAAGGCATTAGTGGTTTTTCCCATTGTGTGTACAACTTAACACAGGGCAATGCTTGCGGCACAAGCCACTTGTCTTTGGGTTCCACACCCCAGTGTTATAGGCTTCTAGCAACCTATCGTAATGCCCCGTCCATTTTTGCCATGCACCTTCTTGCATTTCGTGGTCATACTTGTCCTTCACGAAAGCATTACACACCACAAAAAGTAACCCTGCCTTGACTTGCGTGATCTCAGGAAAGTGTTTAAAGATTGCTAGCGCCATAAGCTCTAACTGATCCTTGTCTGCGTATTGGGCAGACTTCCCTGTCTTATAGTCAACAATAAAGGCTTTGTTGCGTTCTCGGTTAAGAATCGCCAAGTCCACAATCCCACGCCACCAAACATTCCTACTACCAAAGGTGCAAGGCTTAAAGTCTCTGGTAAGGCCCATGCGATATTCGCACAGTTTCTCCCCTTCCATGCTATTGAGTTTGTCCAAAGCTTCTTTAGCAAAGTTGAAGTACTCAGGCAGGGGAGTACCTTCTTTGATGTAGTCTTCTGCGGCTCGGTGGAACCTACCCCCGTAAAGCGTAGCTTCAGTAGGGGGTTCAGTAACATCATTGATTACCTTAAGATGAAAATACTTCTTAGGGCATTGCTCAAACAGCTTAATGCTGCTGTAGCTCCAAGCCGGAGTTTGGGGGGTTTTGTGCAACGATTTTGTCTCGAACATGTCTGAGTGCTGTAAGGGTGATAAGGATATAACCATACGCTTTTATTAGGTCATTTTCAAGTAGGTTTTGCTTCATTTCCTTCAACGCGCTTTCAGCCTTTATCAACTCTGAAATATAATCATTATGCTCAACAATCACCATAACTTTCCCCAATCCCTGATTCACAATTAATAGGTAGACCTTGCGCCCAATAAGGCACCCACCGCATACATTCTTCCACATAATCCCGCGCTCGGTATTGCTCTGTGACGGGGGCAATACAAGCTATGGCGTCGTGGACG